TATATCTGTTCCACTAATTGTTACTTGTCCAACAGAAGTTGTTAGGTTTCTTTTTCTATTAATTTCATCTGGTGTTTGTGGCGGTAACAAACTATTAGGATCAGGTGAAAAATTATTTGCATCTAAATCAACAGTAATTGAAGCGGCTTCATCTTGTGGGGGTCTCGCATTAGCTAAAGCTATTGCATCTGCTTTTATATGCTTTCTTCTTATTTGTGGGTGCTTTGCCTCGTATTCAGATTTATGAACAAAAGAGCCATTCCACTCTTTAACCATTTCAAGATAGGGAAATTCCATACCAGATCTATCTGAAATAGCTTTTGCATATTTACCTCTTGCGTAGGCCATCTAAAAAACACCTTTAAATTTTGTTCCTCTAATTGCAGCCTTACCACCCTGACTAAATTTTTTACTTTTGATTTTTTTTATATCTTCTTTTAAACCACCATCTTTTGCCATCCCTAATTGTTGA